ATCGCTGAAGCGTCACAATTCTTTCCTCCTTTTGCTTGACAACGCTTCAGAGCAGCATTCGCTATGCTGACCCACTTCTTCTTCTGTGAAGGAGAAAGCCCTTTCTTCTTACTGTCTACGTCCGCAACAGTCCAGGGCATACTACTTCTTCTCCGTTGGCTTCTTAGTAGCCTCCGGTTTCCTCTTCGATACTGGAGGCTCCGCCTCCATCGACTCCTGCAAGGACTCAGCATCCACAGAGTAGATCAACTCCGGATACGCTTCCTTCTCCGTTGCGTGTCTCAGACGCATACGTCCGTAGTTGCTGAAGCCCATTCTACGGGCAACCTCACTGTACGGAATCCCAAGCGTGTCGGATGCAGGTCCGTGTTTGACTCCCATGAGTCCTCGGGCACGTCCTTCGTAGTCGATGTTCTCGGAAATTGGATAGCTGATCTCAATCAAATGAGACGCTTTCTTCTTCACGTTTCCAAATACTGGCTCACCGTCCTTGTCAAAACTCGTTGCCTCACGGACTTTGTGCTCATATTTGAAGTCAGAGACGGATGATTTCAGGAAGAAAATGGCTTCCCAGAAGTCGTACTTCAGAAAGCGATCAAAGAACGCTATCTCATCTGAAGTTCTGTCGGCCATCGGTCCTCGGGAAGCCTTAACACTTGCATATGTTCCTTTTGCACGTCCAAGAGTCACATCTTCCGGCTCATTCAGACCAGAAGAAATCATTTCCATGATATCCGTGTCCTGCTCCGTGATCCGAGTCAGATTTGGATTCCGAACGTCCAGCGAGACTCCCGGAGGAAGCACGAGAGAGCCTCCTGGCGTCTTTTTCGCTGTGATTCCTGTCTTTCTGCGCTCTTCATCGGAGAGGGACAACCATAATTTGAACGCACGAGGCTCTTCGAAGCTGAAAACCCAGACATAGGCACCACTGGATTTCTTGTGATCTATCTCATATTTCTTCAGATTCTCATAGTAGTTGAGCCACTCAACAGTCGTTCTCATGTAACTTATCGCTCTACGGGTCAAAAATCCTTTGTCCCAAGCGACCACAAAGCGATAATATCCGTTAAATTTACTGAATTTTCTGCTGCGGGAATGCGAACCTCTGAGTAATTTTCGCTGAAAATACTCGTCTTTTGCAGCAATTTCGACTAATTCTGGGAAATAAGCGCAATAAATGGACGGAATTTGCGCTTTATTGCCCTCTAAGTCGTCTATTGTGTACAAAAGGGGCATTAAAGACTTGGAAGGGTGAAAAATGATCCCAGAATCGTCACTTCCCGCACCCATAATCGTAGAAGGGTCAATAAAGTCCACCTCGACGAACGAATCCTTGTGTAAAGTCAAAAGTAGGAAGAGTTCGCCTTCAACGAGAGAGCGACCAACGTATTTCGGCCAGTAGTTGTACAGCCGATTGCGTGGATCATAGTAGATTTCGTCTATTGCTGTTTGGATTTCTGCGATGTCTGAGGTGGTTTCAAAGCCGAGGCCCGTGAGTCTGCCAAGTAATCCTCGTGTAGCTGTATTAAACTGCGGGTTTCTGTTGAACTTTCGCCAGCACTCCTTCTGCAATGTGTCTCTAGTCGTTTTCGAGTCATCTTTATCCGTTGAGAGCGTAGTCGCAGAGAAGCCGTCCTCATCCTTGTACCCTCCTGTTCCAGAGTCATACTGCCAAGGAACTGAGAACTGTAAGGAAGCGAGTACTTCGTCCGGCATATCCAAGATGTACTGCTCTATATCCGATCTATCCATAGATCTAGTATCCTGTCAGTTCACATTGGATAAAGGTGGACCGGCCGCCCAGCGTGGCATTCCGGGCGGCCAATCCAAGGAAGAAGGAGCCCCTCGACGGGGACCGAGACTGTGGTCGAGATGCGCGGAAAGGGACTGAAAGTTCACATGCTCAACCTCCCCGTCGAGGTTACAAAGGAAGAAAATGACAGACGGTGTGACGGTAGCAAATCGGTAGGAATCTTGTCAAGGAAAATTTCAGATTTTTTTGCAGGGTCAGTAATTTCCAACCAGGCTAGCGTCCGGCGTGAATGTTCCAAAGAATCTCGTACTCCTCCGAGCACGGAATTCATCAGGTCCGAGCATACGGCCTCCGTACATGCACCAGCCTAAGGAGTAGATGAAGTCGTCTTGGATTCCGTACCGTTCGGCCTTCTCCGGGGAGCCAAACCAACGCTTCTCGATGTCATGATCGAAGATGCTCATCTCTTCGCGCATGATGTCCTCTTTCTTGCTGCCGTGGATTGGAATTGGAGGAGCTTTGAATCTTCCTTTAGCAACTACGTTGAAGAGTTCCTTGAACGCTCCTCTCTGTCTGTCATATGTCGGATAGATCGCTTCGAACTGGATTTCGCGCTCCTCGGACCAGGGTTGCAAGTCCCATATGCCGTAACGCTCTCCGCAGATCATGTCGATTCCATCGTACTCCTCATTGACTGCTTCAAGGATCGACTTCATCTTGTCCATGCTGTGATCCTCGATGTCCGCAGCATACAACAGGAAGTAGATATACTCCGGGTTTCCTAGCTCCTGATTATATATATAAGGTCTACTACGACACCCGACCAATCCTTTCAGCATGAACGTCATGATCGTCCGAGCGTTGCTCCTCTGCGACATCGGGTCGGCCATGTCAATCCCTGCGAGGAGGGCCCAGTCCGTATCGAGCAGTTTGCTCAGATTCTCGATCTCCTGCATCGTCGGAAACTTCGGAACTGGATAACTCGGATCTGTCATACTGATGACATCCGAGACAAGCTTGAAGCGTTGCTCGATGTTGTACGCTTTCACTTCCAGCTTCGTAGCTGCATCGAACAACCCGCGTCCCTCAATATCAATCTTGTTGTCGATCAGCTTGTTCCGCTCCACTACAGCTTCGTGGACTTCCGTGTGATTGAGCAGAGCGTCCTCCGTTCCAAGTATCGCAGTCTCCTCTATCATCTCGTCCGTGAAGACTCTCGCTTGTCCTGCGCTCCACAAGTTGAGGAAGTAACGCTCAAACTCTCCAAACGGAAACGTGACGCGATAGTCGTTCAACTGCGTCTCGTCCATGTTCGGATTCCAGTAATCGTCCGGCATTCCCTCTCTGGAGTGACGATAGGAGAAGAACACTTCCTTCGTCTTCTGCTCCGTGAAGCTGTGATAGAGTTGGTACAGAACGTGCTGCTTGTCCGAGACTGTGGAGTCAATGATCCCTAGTGCGTTCGGCATGTTACGGATCGAACCGTACAACTGCACGTAGAACTTCGGATTCTTCATGTCGAAGATCTCGGAGAACGTGAACCCAGTAATGTTGGAGACGATTCCGGAGAAGCTAGAAATCGAACGGATCAGGGATAGCACCTTCCCCCGGCCGTCCTTCAAGTGGATCTCTTTCTCCTGAATGTTCTTCTTTCCGACTTGCTCAAACAAAGTAGGAGAGTTGTACAGGATGTCGCGGATAATATCATAGTGGACAAACTTCACTTGATCCTTCGAGTTCGCTCCGAGCATGATCTGCTGCTTCGGCCAACAAAAGAACTTCCATAGCTGTATGAGACATACGAGTAACGATTTGCCTTCCCCACGCATCCAACAGAAGACGATCAGACGGTACTTGAACCTGCCGTTCTCAATAACGAGACACTGACGCACTACTTCCTGCTGCGACTCCCAGATGCCAGAGTAGGATTTCCCCGTAGCAGGGTTCCTCTCCGTGGGGAGTTCTCCCATCGGACACCACTCGGGTATCGTCTCCCCCGGGTAGTAGATCGGCACACACACATGATCATTGCAGAAGTTGATGAATCCTTCCGCTCCATTCCGATACTTCTTGAAGTTGATTCTCATTCCTTGTCTCCGAAGTAAGCAAGAAGGACTCCGACAAGCAGGACGAGCAGCATAGCGTAAACAACTCCGTTTGGAACGTCTTCCATCATTATTTCACATACTTTCTATAGAAATCTGTCTGCTTCATTGAGTTTGTGCCGAGCCGGACACGCTCTCCAAACGTATTCGTCCGCGGCTCACTCTCTATCCACTTCTTCTGCTGCTCAGACGCTTCCAGTCCAAGGATGGAGAGCAAGCGGAGCCATTCCGCTTTCCTGTCGTCTGGATCGCTCAGGTTCACAATATGCACGGACGCTCCGTACTGTCTGATCAAATCACTGACTTTCGCGTAGTTCAGAGTCAAACGCGCTTTGAAACTGGAAATGTTCTGCTCGATATTCTGTCCTTTCGGATGGATTCCTTTGTTCCATGTCCAGAACATCTCCTCCAGGTTCCTCCTCACAGGGTAGATATACAACGAGCGGCGTGCGTTAAAGAACAGCCCGCGTCTTTCTTTCTCACGAATATTAGCAAAAGCTTTCCAAGCTTCGTCATCACGTATAGCTAACACTTTCTTGGAGAATGCCGCGTCCGCTCCAGTCTTCGCATTCTTATCCAACAGGAAATCCTTGTGCTCACACGGAACTCCTTGGACATTCGCAGGAGGAGCTTTGTTCGTTCCAAAGCGCGAACGCAAACTGTCAATCGCTCCTCCAGCAGTGTTAAAACAGTAAGCTTCCGGGTGCAGGTGCACAAAGGCCGCAATGTGCATTGTAGCACAGCCAGGGGTGCCCCCAATGTAAACAAGCAACTTTTCCGACGACATAGCTTCCTCCTCCAAAAAGTCCTCAATCCGAACAGTGCAGTTCCGACACTTCCTCTTAGAATGAACAGGAGCAGTATTCCGCTCAAAGCTCCTCAGATAAGGATTATTCGTCCTCGTCTTCATCTTCCTCCAAAGACTTCCTCCGTCTCACCCTACGCGAGGGCTCCTCCAGTGAAGCATGAAAGTCCGGATTTCCGTACTCCAACGGATCACGTATGGAAGTAGGAGCGAAAGCAGATGCGGAAGTACCGTGCAACCCGAGAGCTTTCCACTCCTTCGAGATCGCTTGGAGAGTATCTCGGATCTCCTTAAACACAGGATTCGCTCGACGAACTCCTTTGTCATCCAGATAGATCGCATCCTGTATAGAGTGCTCCACTATAAGCAACTTACACAACATCTTATAGAGCGGCATCATATGCAGCCCGACCCTGTAGAGGCGCGGCTCATCCATCTGATCCGCGAAGTTCCTGTAGAGTATAATTGACAGGGATTTCAAGAACTGGGAATGGGTTTGACATTTTACTGCTGGGCCTTTCTGGTACGGACAGGTCGTCTCTATCGGGCAGTCATTCATCCGGCACATCGGCACCGCATCCCAGGAGTAGAAGAGGGAAGTGGCATTGAATTTACCTTTCGGGAGTTTCTGTGTGCCAAACCCTTTTGCGTAGGCCGGGCCCGCTATACTGTTCAGATCTTG